AATCTATTGCTTTAAATTCTTTTTCTAAGATTTTTCCATCGTCAGGCGCAATACCAAATCCAGTCTCTAGTTGGTCAGGTGTCCAAGGGATTACCTCTCCTGTTCTTGGGTCTGTTGGTGGATTAGCTATAGCAGTCATTCGTTGTATAAATTCAGGCGTTTGTTCTGTTTCTATATCTAACAGTCCATGCATGTATTTAGGAATATCCGCAATTGTTCCAGTTTCCCCATCTATCATTATTTTTTGCGCGTATTTTAATTTTTGTAACCATCCAGGGTCTTTTGTTACAGTCATAGCTAAATCTACAGCTTTTGCGGCAGTATAAATACCACTTCTTACCATTTCTGCTAAATCCTCACGCTTATTCTTTGTTAAGAAATCAATAGTAGCATTAGTTGTTTCTGTAGTCTTTTTTTCAGATTGTATTTGTGCTATTCTTGACTCAAAGTTAGCCGCCATCCTATCGTCAGGTTCAAATCTTAATGTATTAAAGCCTTGACCCATTCGGTACACTTGCTCTTGACTCATTCCTTTAAATAAAGAGTTACTAAGACCACCCATTATGTTACCTACACCCATACCCATCCCGCTACCACCATTTTGTTCCGGTGGAGGCATTTGCTGTGAAGGCATTGCTCCAGCTTTTAACAAAGCTTCATCATCTTTTTCAGGTAAGCCAAAACCTAACATATCCATTATGCCTTTAGCTCTATCACCTATATCAGCCATTACTAACCTCCGTAGCTATTTGACATAGCAGTTAAGTAGTCAAATATACCATTCTGTTTAGTCTCTTGTGAAGAAACAGTACCCACATTAGGCGTTTGTCCAAGAGCTTGGTTAACATAGCCAATACCGTTTGCGCCATGGTTCTGAAAACCTTGAAATTGTTGTTGTGCCGCCGACATAAGCGCTTGTTGCATTGCTTGTTGTTGTGCGCCTTGCATAGCCAAGTTATTGTTAACTGTTTGACCCATGTTAAATCCAAGATTAGCAGTTTGACCTAATTGATTAGCCGCGCCAAGATTTAATTGGTTACCTTGTAAGCCAGCATTTTGATTTGCTAATGAAGCTTGCAACTGGTTCTGTATATCTTGTTGCCCAGCACTTTGGTTAGCTAACTGACCTTGCATATTGTATTGCTGATTCATTCCACCAGCCTGTAATGCGTTGCCTTGATTAGCTAAACCAGCTTGCATAGCGTTACCTTGGTTTGCAAGTCCAGCTTGTAGAGCATTGCCTTGATTCGATAAAGCACCTTGCATTCCTGTGTTTTGGTTCATACCTTGAGCTTGTAACGCATTTTGTTGATTAGCTAATTGTCCTTGCATACCAGCAGATTGATTCATACCACCAACTTGTAATGCATTTTGTTGATTTGCTAGACCAGCTTGCATAGAATTTTGTTGGTTAGCTAATCCAGCCTGAATTGCGTTCTGTTGATTAGCTTGTGATGCTTGTAATCCAGCACCTTGGTTAGCTAAAGCACCTTGCATGTTTGTATTAATATCAAATTGACTACCAGCTTGATTAGCCATTTGAGATTGAAAGTTATTTGCTATATCTTGACCAGCCATTGCTTGAGCATTATTAAAACCAGCCTGTCTAAGTCCAGCAGAAGATTGTGCTAATTGCTGTGCTACTCCTCTACCCATTTCACCCATTGCAATACCATGTCGTGAGCCTCCAAAGCCTCCAGCCATTTGAGCTTGTGCGCCAAGCATATCTAATCCCATGTTTGCACCACGTAAGATGTCTGTTTCATTAGCTTTGACAACTGCATCATCATACTGGTTCATGTATGGAGTCATTGATGTATTACGCATCATTTGAGCTTGCACTTGTGGTGTTAATGCTTGTTGACCTATTTGTTGAGCCGAAATATTTGAACCAGCTACATTAGAGCCAGCAACGTTAGTTCCTGATACATTATTTAACGCTGGATTAACATTTGACCCAGTAACATTATATAAGGCTGGATTAACATTAGAACCGGCTACATTAGAACCAGCTACATTTGAGCCAGCTACACTTGTTGGATTAACTGAAGAGCTTGTTCCAGCAACACCTACTTGACTAGGTTTATATGCCATTCCAGCCGCCGCTCCTAATCCAGCTCCTTGTATTCCTTGAGCCGCTAGGCTATTAATGTTTGGTGGAGTTTTTTGACCTCCGGGTGCTTGTCCAGCCATTAGCGACCTCCCGCATTTTTTCTAACGTAATTTCCACCTTTAGACTTATAGGTTTTTTGTGAAGCATACTTTGAAGGTTTAGGTGTGGTTGTTGCTTGAACATTATAGTTGTATTTAGGCACAGCTCCAATATCCATAACACCAGCTCTGCCGCCAGCATCACCTTGTCCAGTATATCCAAGGATTGATTTACCACTTGCGTCTTCACCTACTTTAGTATTTGCGTATCTTTGTGCCATGGTTTCAGCGTAGGTTAAATCTTTGTTACCACCACCAAAATTAACACTCATGTTTCCACCACCGCCACCTCTTGGTACTGGTGCGGCATTTGCTGGTACTTCATTACCAAATAAACTGTTGTAAGCATCCATATTGTCAGGGTTAGACGCTGTTAATTCTTTCATAGCTTGGTCATACAATGGAATAGAGCTATAACCTTTCATACCATTAGCGTAGGTAGTTGGGGTTGGCATACTACTCATTGCATCTGTCGGAGCTAATAAACCAAATGCAGAAGCCGCATTATTATTATTCTGAAATGCCGAAGCTTGATTATCATTAAAGGCCGCAACTTGAGGCCCATAGTAAGGCATGTATTCAATTTGCTGTAAGGCTTCAGCTCTTTGTAAGTTTCTATCTGCTGGCCCTCTTACCCACTCAGGTACTGTTGTCTCTGTAGTTGTTTTCTTTCCTCCACCTTTTCCGCCGCCACCACTCATGCTAAAACTCCTTCCCTAATATTGTAAGTTGTTCTTTCCAGCCTTTAGACTCAAGAACACGTTTCCATCCTTTTCTGCCGGCTATTGACATTCCATCACAGCCTTGTTCTTTTCCCCATGCCATTGCGTCATCATGCATGTCTGTAATCTGTTTAATTCCGTAGCCTTTATCTCCACCGGCTAAGAATACGTGTAGCACTTTCTTGTTAGGATACACTACTATCTCAGTTACCGCACATCCGTTTGACCCCATCCACAACTGCATGTGACCACTTATAACTCCATCAACAATGTCTTTAAAGTCATGAGTATCGCCGCCTTTATTGAGCGCTGACATAATCCACTTTTGTGCATTCATTAATTCTTCTTGTATATTCATGGGTCTAATTTTAACTTAATCCAAGCTCCACCTTTGGAAATAACCGGACAATCTTGTGCGGCATCCCACATTAATATTCCATCTTCTGTAGCTTTTGCTTCTGAATCCCTAAACTGTAATTTGTTTCTAGTAGCAGTCAAAAACTTATTAAGCCGGTCACCCCAAGGTTTCCAATTTTCACCTGTAGGCGGTGGAGGCATAGCTACACTCATCGTCTACCACCCGGATTAGCATCTATTCTCATAACGCCTGAACGCCAGTTAGTATTTGCTTTACCTTGTATTTTCATACGCATCTGTCTACCTGAAAACCTAACATCTGTTGGATTGCTTAATTGAGTAACTCCATGGTTTGTTTCGCTACCATTTGGATGTTGTCTAGTTTTAAACGTTACTTCAACTTCACCTTGTACTCTTTCGTCAGGTATTAATTGGTTTACTCTCATTACAGTATCACCATTACCTAAACTAACAGGGCCTGTTTCAGCAAATGGTTTAACGTTATCATGCGTATAACCTGTCTCTTGATTATATAAGTTACCACTTGCGTCTCCCCATATAGGGCTAGTAAAGATACCTTGGTCAACACCAGCAGTTCTTTGTATAGAACCTGTGGCCCAATGACCTTCTTTATAATCTAAGGTTACATATCTATCATTTTCGTTTGCATTGGCTGAAGGATAGAACCACCATATCTCACCAAACTTTGAATTGTGTACTGCGTAAACTTTACTAATTTGTGCTGGGTTCATATCATCAAACACGTAGTCCGCAACTTCACATGGAATTTCTTTAGCAGTAGAGCCATCAAAAGTAAAGAACCCCTTAGCTCCCATCCAAAAAGCGCCTTCATCAATTGAGACTGCACCTTTTCTTGAGCTTACGCCACATGCTGTGCCTACTCTTTCAAATCCATAAACAAATGGAGCGCCTGAGTATTGTGCTACGTGTGCGTCTGTGTCAGTTAAGATAAGAGTTCTACCTTTAATGCGAAGACCACACATAATTTGACCATTGGTTACTAATTCAATATCACCAGCTTCGTTTGTCGCTGATGCAGACCAAACAGTATTTGCTTCTTTATCACACCAAGCAACTTTACGAGGATTACCACCAGCACCAAGGCAGAATACAAAGCGTTCCTCAGTAACAACCATACCTTTATTGCTGACAGGAGCGTTAGATACTACCTGTGCTTTGACTCCGGTGTTACCTTGCCATTCATATAACTTACCATCTTTTGAAGACACAGCTAAGAGATAAGCTCCCCAAGCATCTAATGACCATGAAGTAGCTTCTGCATAAACACCTGAACTTGATGGCGCTCTACCATAATTTGTTTTGCCATAAAAACCACCACCAAAACCAGCGTTTAATGCACCACTTACTGTTCCAGCAACTAAATTAGTTGGCGTTATATCGTATACCGTTTGTGAGGGGTTTACGTAATATAGTTTATTAAAAGTACCACTAGCTAAATGTTCATTAGTAGAGTTGTCTAACCATGCAACCATAGCTCTAGGAGGGGCGGCAAATGCACTAGCTTTTCTAACTACCCATCCACCTACTGGCCTCATTGACCCATCATGCCATCTAACTAAACTAGCTTCACGCCATCTATTAGAAGACTCAAAGTCTGTGCCATTCCTGTGTACGCCCGGTGGTATTTGTAGTGGTATTAACATATTATGCCGCTATCTGCGTCCAAGTTACTGAATCGTTAACAATAATTTCCCATTTCTCTCTACCTATTGTAGTAGTACCTGACGTTACACTTACAGCACCTGATGTGCTTTGTACTCTATTACACGTAGCAAGAATACTTGATGCTGGTTGTGTGACTGCATGTCCTTGATGTATTCTTTCAGAGTCTGAAGCAACTGTCGATATTACTAAATTGCTAGGTGTATTGGCTGTACCACCCATGCCTGAATGAATTGAACAATAATAATATAAATTAGGTGCATCTACTGCTACAACAATTGTAGTTTTAGTTGACGTGTTGTGTGTAACTCCAGTTGTATATTGTGCGCCACTATTGTGCGTACCATTTGAAGTAGTTGAAAATCTGAACGGATGACTTGAGGGGTAATTAAAGACATACGTATTACCTTCAACTAAATTCAAAATTGGTTGTTGTACACCATTTAAGAAGTATTTATTAGCTCCACCTACCGATTGCACAGTCACGTTATAGTGCTGAGTGCCACCTGTCGATGCGATACCACCTCTCGTGGCAAAGCCTAATACAGCAATACTTGCGTTAGCTGTTGGAGTACCTGAACCAAATCTTACTCGATTACATATAGCGGCAATGGTAGCTGTTCCTGTTAACGCCGCCGCACCATTCACCATAAACACACTATTACAAGCAACACTTGCTACTGCACTTATTGCTACAGGAGTTGTTCTTACCCTTACAATAGTTGAGGCTGGTGCAACTGTAGCAGTAGAAGTCATAGGAGCGGCACTTGTTCTAACTCTTGTGCCATTACCATTACTAGTAGCTACAGTAACTGAAGTACCGTTTATTAAGACTGAACCTAAAGCAACTCTTCTTGCTATTGCGCTAACAGTAGCAGTAGAAGTCATCTGCGCGCCATTAAGATTAATCTTTTCAGCGTCACACGTTACAGTTGATGTAGCTGTTATAACAGTTTGTAGGTTTGATAAATCAAAAACACCTACGCCATAAAGATAAGAACCATAACCTTGAGCATCTGTTTCTTCAAGTATAAACTTCTCACCAGCCGCACTAACTCCTGATGATACTGATACTGTAACCGAACCACCTGAAGCAAAGGTTGCATTACCAGTAATAGATACTGACGATGCGGCTACTATATTTCCTGAAGGAAACAAAGCAAGTCTCTGACCACTACAAGTAGTAGTTGAGGTTGCACTAACAATTGCATCAGCCGCCGCAGTAAAGCCACCTATTGAAGCAACACCTGAAGTTACACTTATTTCTAAGGCAGATTGTTGTATCCGCTCACACGAACCAGCAACACTAGCACTTGCCGATATTACTATCGGTAGTGAGTCTTCACCAAATTCATGTGAACCATACGTACTCGTACCATACGAATAAGCATTAACATTAACAGTTGCCACGTCAGCGCCTAATCGTTAGATTAGTTCAATGTTATATCTAAGTCACCAGTTGGCACACGGAATACGTCACCAGTAGCAATAGCTTTACTTGACGATAAAGTCGCATAAGCCATTAAGTTACCTGACGTTGCCGCATCAAAAACTCCAACGTGAGTTACTGTACCCCAACTACCTGTAGCAGTCGCGAATTCAATAGCCGCATCATTAGATGTTGTAGCGCCTGAAGTTGAAAAGTCTACTGGTCTTCTTCCATATGCATTACCTGAAAGCTCAGTACCTCCACCAGCTTCTCCCGGTGCGGCTGTAAACAATCCTAAGTAATGCTGAGAAGGAGCTGTGTAAGCCGCTCCAGCAAATACGTGGTCTAAAATTTCTGTTTCTAAAAAGTTTGTAAAACTCATACTAATCCCCTCACTTTAAGTGTTAATCCTGAGCCACTAAACATAGCATCCTCAGAGGTTTGGTTTAATCGCTGTACTGCCGCAGAGTATAATTGCGCCCATACTGCTAGTCGTGCATCTTCCGCTAGATACGGTGCTGAATGTAATAACGCTCCATAGAGGTATACATCAGGCGCTTCTAGTAAGAGCCAGTTATCTGCGTTACTACTACTTAAAGCTGGGAGCTTCTGATAGTAAAGTAACTCAAAATCTGTGTCTGCACCCGGTGTTGGGTGTAGTTGAAACTGTGCATTTGCATGCGTGTAAGTTGTTGGAGTTCCGGCGGCATCATTATTAGATTGACGTTTGTCAGCCATAGCATCTCGTGATATAAGATTAACTACCGAAGTTCCTGTACCAGTTAAATGTAATCGTATTGTCTCAACCCAGTCAGGTGGTATTTGCATATACTCATCTGCGGCTGATTGTTGTCCACTACTTCTAGCTTCCATTTTCCAATGTCTTACATCTCTATTAATCTGTGACTCTGCTAATGCAATGAAATCAATTATCACAGAAGTTAAATCGTCTCGGTTTAAGAAGTCAGCTATTGATGCTTTTAATCCTGTGTAATTAGATAGGGCCATATTAGTAACCTTGTCTTAAACTGTTAAAGTTGTTTGTTTCATAGTTCGATACGTTGCCATCAGCTAACCCTTGTAAGAACATTTCTTTTTGTCTATCATCTAATTGCACAAATACATTTCGCATTTCAGGTGTCATTGTTGGAACAGAAGTTGTTGGCCCAGCTTCACCAGTACCAGCAAAATTAGGATTAAATTGCGTAGGATGTGATGCTCCGGGCATTACAGTACCATCGGGCATTGTATGTGTAGCTTCACTCATGCCTAAATTAGCAGTAATACCTTCTCTTTCTCTCATCGCTTGTATAGCTTCTGCGGTTAGTCCATCACCGGTAAAAGTATATCCTTCTGTGTTACCATCTACGTCAAAATCGTAATCGTAAGTATCTTCACCTCGCATAACATCAATACCTTTTAAATGCTTTAAAGGTGCTTCTGTTGTTGTTTTAGAGGCGTTGTCCATTACACCCGTACCTTTGTTTACACCAGCAATCTTAGTTGACATACTGTCCATGACACCTTTGGCTTCATCAAGAAAACCACCAGCGCCTGTAACACCACCCAGCATCTCAGCTAAAATGTCTTGAAAGGTTTTTTCTGCCATAACTCTCCTGTCTAATTAACCAAAGTAAATTCTATTGTAGCAAACCTTTGGTTATTTTATTTGTTTTTTCACCAACCATAGTCTTTTTTGTATCTTGCGTTTTCTTTGTCGACTTTGCCTTGGTACTTATTAACCATTCGTTCGTAAACATTGCGTCCGTTGCTAGTAGAGTTTTTTCTGTTTTTATACGACTCGCCATTTAAACTTTCCCTCCAATCGTTTTCTAATAACTTTCCTTTAGAATTATAGTAACCTATATCTACATCACCTAAGTCTGCGTCTATTAT